ATGACGGAGGGGGTGTGGTTTTTGAGACACCCCCCTATATGTACCGTCACCAAGAGCCGCAATCGTTTTGTCTTTGGAAATCTTCTAGATTAATCTTACATTTCTAGAGCAACTTCCTTTTTAATGAATGATAAATAGTATACGTTTAGGTACTTGCCGCTTGCCTTGCTACCTTCTCGTAGATGTTTCTGAAATCGTATTTGATGATTTCATCAATTGCTCTTTCAACTTCCAAATCGTTTTCTTCTTCTGATAATTGATCTGAAGTTCTAGCAATTCTTCCTAAGTAAGCACAAGAATCATAACCTTTTTCTACATCGAACAAGAACCAAGAAGTGAACTGTTCGAATGGGTTGTAAGGGTTATCAAATGTTGTCAACATGTATCTGCTTTCCATAAACAGATCACTCCTTTCCGTTCAAGTAGTTGGATACAGTAGTTGTTGAAACTCCAAGGGCATTGGCAATTTCTGCGGTGCTGTAGCCAGACGCGTTCATAGACGAGATTCGATTGATCTTAGCCGTGCTCAGAGAAGTGGTGCTTCTTGGTGTGGCACGTTGTCTAAGAGAATCAATGTCCGTGTTGTTAAGGATCTGGGTAAGTTTATTCTCGCTGATGGCACCAGCTTGAATCGCTTCCCATTCTCGGTCCGATATCGTAACGGGCACCCTCTTAGCGCCGACAGTAGCACGTGCCCTAGTTAACTCTTGTTGATTGAGTTTCTTTATTTCTTTACGAGTCATGTCTGGGTTATCCTGCTTTTTAGCATTGACGGCGGCATTAGCTATGGCCTGGGCCTGCCTCTCACGAGGTGCATTCTTTAGGGCCACATTTAGTTGAGACATTAGGCGGTCTACTTCCTCTTGATAGGTCTTCTTGGCAGAGGATGAGTATGCTATTTTACCGGTATTTACCATCTCCTTGCGGGCCTGGTTACCAAGGGCCTTCATCTTATTAGCGTACTCGGCGTATGCTCTCTCCTGTGGAGTATCTGCGTCGGATATGAGAGTAAAAGCGTCGTCGGTCTCGGCCATCTTGGTAGATTTTTGAGTTCTATTTTTTACTTTTCCTGTTTTGTCAATGTATGTTTCTGCTGGTTTGTAAACGAAAGCACTTTCTGGTAAGGTTGGATCATACCAATCTTTATCTGCATTATTGGCAACTCTATTATATAACAGGGCTCCTTCAGGACGAGCTGGATCATACCAAGCCTTGTCTTTTGTATTAATTTTTGGACTACCTGTTACTTTTGGTATTGGTTTTTGTGATTTAGCTCTCGAGATTAGAGTAGCTGCTCCTTCTCTGTATCGACCTTCTTCGTCATAGGTACCTTGGTATTTTTTATTAAGATACGATATATTGTTGTCAAGCTCACTTTGTTTATAATCCAGTTTATGTTTTTCAGCATCAATAACCACCATGCTATGACGAACGGCTTTTGCTAATTCGTCTTGAGTGGCCCCTCTTAAAGTCATATCCGTAATTAAATTCGAAGCTTTGCCCATTTCAGTTTGAGTATTACTCATAACCTTAATTTTTTGACCGTGACTATTATAGTACTGGTTTCCTTTTTTTACAGTGCCGTAGCTCATTTTTGGGTCAAAATCTTCTAATCCATATTTTGGGTCCATTCTAGTGGATGTAATTTTAACTTTACCCCCAGTAGGGATAACCATAACCGTATCGCCATCGAAATCGGCTCCCGATAAACGGTTAGCTACTTTACTGTTAATTCCGACAGCATCTGCTGGAGTGTTTCCTAAAATCCTCCGAGCTTCTGCTTGTTTATTATTAACAGTTAAGATCGGAATCTCAAAAGTACCACCATGAGGATAACGTATAAGAGCAACCTGTTCTCCATTTTTATAATTAGGAGCATAAACTTCGTTGTCTTTAATAGAGGTGATAGGATATATTACCTGATACTTTTGTCTTGGTAAAGCCGCTGCCTGTAGATGAACAGCTGCTGCGTCGCAATCATCAGAAAATGATCTTAACAAAGTTTTTTTCACGGTAGGGTTTGTAAGAGACATAATCTCGTCAAATTCTGCTTGTTTATCGGCAGTTGCTAAATTTAATTGTTTTTTCATCAAAGTTTTATTCTGTTTGGAAAGAAATTGAGAGGGAAGATTATCGCTCCATTCATTCCAGTCTCCTTCTTCAGCTCTCTTATTAATAAGTGATAGTTGACGTTTTCCATCCTTGTCAATGTAATAACTTTGACCTCCTGCTTTAATTAGAGAACCGAAGGGATTGTCTGGGTCTTTTTCAATGTTCTTTAGCACGTCACCTTTAGGAGTTCCTTGTTTTTTGTTGGTATTGAAAACAACATCGACTCCATCTGGCATATCATCAGAATAAGCGGCCATCCCTTTTATGTATTTGTTGTCATCGACCAAGATTCGAACTTGAGCATAATGAGATGCCCCCAAAGAAAGATCGTCTACACCTCTTCTAATTTCGACAGCACCGTCTTTGTCGATTCCGCCTTCTTCCGCATAACGAATCTTAATACGATTAGAATCCATACTTTTTGGATAAATAAATGTGTCGAAGGTATCGCCGCCATCGTGAGAGACATATTCTATTAGAGAATGAACATTTTCGAAATCATAAATTTCTCTATGTTCTGTTCCGGGAGAGCAAAGAACCTGCCGGTTGGTTTGTTTTCCGGGGTTCGTAACTTGGGGAACGCCGCCGCCATATAGTTCGTAACCATCCATTTCAAGAATATAAAGAGCTTGTTTCATTTTCTCTTTTGAGATACCCAATTCTCGCTCGACGCCAACGCCAACGTCAATCATGCCTTTTTTGTCAACTTGTTTTTTGAGGAAATCGGCAGTCTTTTTGGCCTGATTCATACGAGCTTCGGAATCTTCATTGAGAAGAGAGCGAACAGACGAATCGTTTTTATAACCCATCTTTTCTGCAATGTCATTTAAACTGTATCCTTTTTCTCTCAATCCTTTAGCGGTAGCAACATCAATGGCTCTTCTTTCGTCCTTTGCTAACCCTACCTGAGTTCTAAGTTGACTGGTTGTTAAACCCATAGATTCGGCTACTTGTTTTTCGGTCATGCCTGATTTCTTCAAATCATTCACACGACTAATAAAATCTCCACTACGTTGATAAGGGCTATCGCCTGAACCCCAAGGGTAACGTCCAGAACGTCTCGGCATTCCATAATGCATTAATATTTCTTCCGCTATGGGATTCATGGTTTAACCCTCCTCTGATTTAATTTTTGTTATTAATTTATCGAAAGTTATAATTTTGTCCATGATCGGAACGATGATATCCGAAGACGGATTGTCTACAACGATTTCATCGAGTTGATATATTCTTGTTTCGATTTTAATTTCAGCCGGTTTGATTTTGTACTCCAAACAGAAAAGAGCAGCATAAATATAAAGCTGGTCCATTTTTGCTGGGGTTACGCCAGATTTGTAATCGTGAATTCTCAACAAATTATTTCGAAAACAAATCGCATCGGTTGTTCCAAAACAGTTCTCGGAATAATATAAAGGTTGTTCTGCCGTCATTCTAAAACCGATTGCGTCATTCACGTACATGTTTAATGTTTTCCTGGATTTTGGTAACTTCTGACCTAACAAAATACATTGAGCTGCGAAGTCATGTAGTATGGTGCCTCTCTGAGCCGCTGTGTATTTTGAATAGGATTCTACTAATTTTGTTTCGTCGTAGTTTATCCAATGATATTTACTAGCACCAAGAAAGGCATGTTGTCCTTCAAGGTTTAAATGTTTGTTGAAGTTCATACAATACCTCCTCTTTGTTTTCCGGGCATATAAATCTTGAGAAAGACATCTCATCCATACGCCCGACATAATATTCCTGATTCGGTTGTTTCTTGGCACCCTTATATTTTTTACATTCTAGGGTAGCCCACTTGTCGTTATGTAAAACTAATAGGTCTGGAATTCCTTGAATATAACCTGAATCAAGTTTCATAACCATACATCCAAGGAACATCGTTTTTAATTCTTTAATAAGACTTGATTGAAAATCTCTTTCTAGTTTAGAACCTGTAGCCATAAGTAGGCCTCCTTTCCTGTTTTTTAACAAATGAAAAAGAGAAAGTAAATGTCGGTCACGTTTTATCCTTCTCTCTTCATAAAAGGGTATGTTATTTTCGCGTGGCTGAATTTTTGTGAAAAATATGAGTTTTTACACTCGTGGTCAAAAGCCCACTTATTTTGGCCATATCTATATATATTCTTAATCTTTTTATCACAGTTAATAGAGAATAAAAGTGGGTAAGTGGGCTTTTCGTACGAATAATTTTTCAAATCGGAGCAAATCGACCAAAAAGGGGCAAAAAACACCCAAAAAGGGCCGTTTTCAGAAAATGCCTCCAAATTTTTAAGCCCACTTTTGTTTTTAAAAGTGGGCAAAAAGCCCACTTATTTGGGCAAAAATCCAAAAGTTCGTCCGAACAATCTTCAAAAATCTGCCCAACTTTTCGAAAAACTTAAAAAGCCCACTTTGCAAAAATCAAAAGTGGGTAGAAATTATGTCAATTTTTAAAGGTTTACGGACAAAATTTGCAAAAAGAAAGAGCCCTTGTTAGGACTCAATCTCTAAAACTAAACTCTTTCGGGGTTATAAAAAGCATTACAAATATCTACGATTTGTTTTTTAGCTATAGGGTCGTGGCATATAGTCCACGCACTTGTTTTAGTCGAAATAAGTCTCCCGGCAAAAGTGGCTATCAAACCAACTGCCGTTACAACTATTCCTCCAGAAATCAAATTGTGTGCGATATTAAGTTTTCGCCCCTCCGTAAATCCAATCGTGTCTAAATTAATATTCATTTCTTTTCTCCTTTCAAAAATATAGTTTCCATAATAGGAGGTGTAAAATAAGCGTAAAAAAGAAGAGCCCTTGTTAGGACTCAAATTCTTTTACCATTATTAAATTTAGATTTAATCTTTTCTCTTATTTTCTTTTGATTACTTAAAACAAGACTTCCTCCGATAAGAGCCGCATAAATTGCTACGTTCAATATAATAACTTCTCTTCCGTGCATTTTATAAAATTCTTTTTTCGGTTCAACCACCATTGTTTTATAATCCTGAAACATTTCTTTCATTATTATTCCTCCTTTAAATATTGGTTTCCATAATAGGAGATGTAACTTTCGCGTATACATAAAAATAACCCACATTTCATTCCCACCATTCAAGGTAAGTAACAAAACATGGGTTATAAATATGCCGCTCAAATAGTTAACTGTTGTTTCTCAGATACCGAATCAATATCCAGATGAGCCATAATCCACCTGTTAATAGTACTAGAACAAAGTCAAAAAGAAGACCAAAAAAGCCTCGTTTCTTCCCACCTCCGTTACTCATATATGTTTCCTCCTTTCTTCGTTAATATAACGGTAGATCTCGCTAATACCAGCAAACTTTTTCTCGCCGATTACCAGCGTCGGCGCCTGTTTAATACCAAGTTCAATTATAAGCTCGGAATTATCTTCTGCCATAATTTTTGTAAAGATGATTCCAGCGTCATTTAAAATCTTTTCTGCTTGTTTACATTTTGGACAGGTTTTTGTGGTGATCAATTTAACGTTATCGCGAGCACTGTATACTTGTCGGTCTTTAAACTCCTGTACCTTTCCGTCATTCCAATTTTGGACCGGTCGATAATAACCAGTAATTCGACTGTAGATTTCAGTTTTTTCGCTGCAAATTGGACAAACTCCTACTCCGCCATTTAAATACCCATGGTTCTTACAAATCGAATAAGTAGGGGAGAGGGTATAATAAGGCAACTTATAGTTCTCTGCAATCTTACGAACCAAATTAGCAGCCGACTTCCAATCAGGAAGTTTCTCACCAAGGAAGGCGTGGAATACGGTACCCGATGTATATAGAGTCTGAAGCTCATCCTGAATGTCTAGAGCAGCGAAAATATCATCTGTATAGCCAACCGGAAGGTGAGTGGAATTAGTATAGTAAGGAGTCCCGTTCTCATTAGCAGTTATAATATCCGGGTATTGTTTTTTATCAGACCTTGCCAAGCGATAAGCTGTAGACTCAGCAGGAGTAGCCTCAAGATTATAAAGGTCACCATAAAGCTCCTGATAATCGCTAAGTCTTTCGCGCATGTGGTTAAGAACATCTTTAGCGAACTTCTGAACTTCTGGAGTAGACAAATCTTTTTGTAACCAATCTGCATTCAGACCAGCTTCGTTCATACCAACAAGACCAATGGTTGAAAAATGGTTATCAAAAGTTCCTAAATAC